CAACCTGTACACTTTCAAACGGCTTTGCATAACGAGTTTTCATAATCTTACAGGCTGCACGAATACCCTGTACGGTTGTGGTCTTATTGCCGTCTGCATCAAGTTTCAATTTCAACTTACGCATGGCAACAACGATTGAACTTGCGTAGATAAAACCTTGACCACCACTAATCTTGTCATCCGGATCAAACATGTCTTGACTTGCGTATGTGTGATTGGTACATACCATACCAATATTGTAGGCGCCGAACATATTAACACAGTTGCGAACCAGTGCTGTCAGTGCCTTAGGCTTACGGCCCATGTCACCTTTCATGTCGCCTGCTTGAAACTGATTAACGTCTGTAGGAGTCAACAACATACCTAACGAATCAATAATGAACAAGATCTTAGGACGATCTGCTTCATCCATAGTTTTATATTCTGCAATAAACTCTGTAATAGTCTTTGCCACGTCATCAATCATAGCCATATTAAGTTTTAACAACTTATCTGGACTTGTGTCAACGCCAAGAGCGTGTAACCATTTTTCGTCAAGTGCGTTTTCTGTATCGATTAAGATAGGATAAATGCCTGCTTTCTGTGCGTTTGCTACAAGATTGCCTGAACAGATAAATGATTTACCTGCACCACTTTCTCCTGCAAACACAGTTACCTTGCCTAACGGAATACCACGATCAAAATATCCGCTGATAAGATAGTTTAATGCGTAGTTGTTTGTACTGACCCAGTCAGTTGGGTCGTTGAAGCCAATACTTAAACCGTCGATAGATTTAGTAATTGACTTTCTAAATTTAGAAATATCAAATGCTTTTGCCATATTATTTTTTTTGCCCTGTTGAGAAATAGAGTGTGAGTTGCCCCACACTCTATGTTTAGTCTAATTACTTTTGACGATTGCGAATCATGGCAAGGATGTCTTGCGCACGACTTGCACTTTCACCAGTAGGTGCTGCTGGTGCTGCCTTCACTGCCGGAGTAGCAGGTTCTTCCCAAGGAGCATCTTCTTCAACTGCTGAAGCGGCTACTGGAGCGGCCACTGCGGCACGTGGTGCGGCAGATTTATTAGGATCACCTGTTGCTTGACCCATTCCAGCTGGTTTGAAGTACTGACCCCAACGTTCCATATCATATGCTTCACCGTCAACTGACGCTTCAAACATTTCCTTCATAACCTTAAGCTCAACATCTGTTGGCTTCTTAGGTAGGAAGTCGCTTAGATTGTGTAATCCAAACTGTTCAATTGCTGCCTTGTCGGCGTCGGAAATAGCACGTTCACGACGGCTCCACTTTGATGTAGAGTAGTCAGCAAATCCGCCTGTGCTGGTCTTAGCAATACGGAAGTCAACACCACGCATAAAGTCAGTTGGCAATTCTTCCAACTCTGGATCCATCAATGCTGAACGGATAATTTGATAGATTTGAGGACCGATGATAAATCTACGAATTGGATTTTCTGGTGTCTTATCTTCCTTAATAGGATCTTCAACAACAAAGCCTTGGAAAATGTACGAACGCTTTTTCCAATACTTACGCCCCATTTCTTCTAGAGCTTTGTCTTTAAACCAGCCACGAACTTCTGTAAGAATTGGACAGGCCGTACCGTCATTGTACATTTCTACACAAGGAACCTGTACCTGCACAGCTCGTGAATCTGTTTCGCCTTTGATACCTGCAAACGGCAATTTGATCATTGCACGTTCTACCCAAAAGAATGTATTGGCAGAGTTGCCGTCTGGTAGTAAGCGAATTACTGCTTCCTTACCTTCCTGCATATTCCAATGTGGGTAAATTGCGTTGTCTCCACCGCCGGTGGATTGTCCTGTGGACTTTGATTGTGCTTCTTGAAGTTTCGCACGAATTTCTGCTAATGTTGCCATTTTAAATGCCTCCTTGTGTTATGCCTAAAATGTTTATATGCCTTATGCACATGTTTTATTATGCGCTTTTTATTTAGCAAGGTCAATGATTATCTGCTATTTTTTTGATTTATTTTACCAAAAGAAAAAGTGGGTCAAGCCCACTTTTCCTTATACTTTGCTAGTGCTCGTTGTCTTGCTTGCCATAATCTAAACTTTACATAGTCTGATATTTCTGGATCTTCGTGTATAACTTTGCCATACTTGAGAGATCTTAGATTACGACCAAATGCAACTTCGTCGTCTATGACAAAGTCGCTGTCTTCAAGCTCTCGATTACTTAGCGGCTGGTGCTGCTGCTTTGGTTGTTTCAGCTGCTGCTTTAGGTGCGTCTTTCTTAGCAGGTTCACTTTTTGTAGGCTTCTTTTCGTCCTTCTTAGCCTCTACCTTGGCTGGTGCAGAAGCGGCTGGTGCTGCTGGCTTGGCTTCTTCTTTCTTAGCAGGTGCTTGCGCAAATGCTGATACTGCGAACAATGATGCGATTACGATTGCGATTGATTTCATTTTAAAGTTTCCTTTAGTTAACATACTTAGACCGGAATGTCTGCGTATACATATATAACGCTTTAAAGACACAGTTTGTTGACAGGCAATTTAGCCAAAAGAAAGGGCACCGAAGTGCCCGATCTAACTGCGACGAAATTTTTACATTCCAATGCCTTGTGCAATGCCTGATAGTTCTCTAATACGAGTTAATTCTGCAATCTGTGGATCGGCTTGCTGAGGTGCCATACGCTCTACAAATTTGCGAGCTACTGATTCTGCCTGTTCACCAAACTTCTTGCCTACCATTGTACACACGCCTTCTGGGCCTTTGGGGAATGTGCCTGCTTCCTTGTCATAGAAACTGTTTATAAATTCTGCCAATTCTTCGGTGTTTAATCTTTCTTTTCGTTTTTCAAAATCTCGTTTCGGTTTATCATCTTTGTATTGAACATCTTTCATGCTCAGTGGTTCTTGCCCTGCTTTTTTTCTATCAATTGCCGGTCTTTCATAATCTCTAGGATTATCTGGATCAACGGCTTCTTGTGGGATTGGTTCGGCTGGAACTTCAGCCGCTGGAGCTGCCGCTGGATCTGCCGCTACTGGTTCTTCTACTGGCGGCTCTTCCTCTGGCGCTGGTTCTTCAGCAGCAGCCATGTCTCCAAAATCTAATGCCTCTAACGCTTCTGGAGCATTAAGCTGTAGCCAACCTTGTATCTGTGTTCGCATGTCTGCTTCTGGGTTCTCGCCTGCTTCTGCCTTGATTCTTTTGAATAGTTCAGGGTCCTCTATGATGCCTTTTAGACTTTCGATAGCATTAGTGCCATCAACTCCTGCAGGAAATGCCTGGCCTACTAATTCTTGTAGTTGTTGTATTGCTGCTTGCTGTTCTTCCGGATCTTGACTAGTGATAGCAGAGTCTTCACCTAGCCCCATTACCCATGATTCAAATTTTCCAAACGGATCTAGTGTTTCGTCTGAGGTATCGATCTCGGCATCTTCGTTATATGGTTGTTCTTGCGTTAAGGCGACTATGTCGTCGTAGCCTATGGTGTTGTCTTCCTGCATTAGTTTGTACAAAACAGGAAATACTGATTTGATATCTTCTTTGAAATTACGTACAGTAAACTTTTCTACAAAATCCTCAACAACATCTTGGGGAACTTCTAGACTATCTTGTGTCTGGAATGATTCTCTATATGCCTCATAATGGCCTTGCTTGGCTAATTTTTGTATTTGCTCTCGAAGACTGTTTAGATAATTTGAGCTCTTTTCTACTATACTGTTGTTTTCTGAATTCATTAAATCGTTTCTGACAACATAATTTCCAAAGCTCTTTAGCTGTGCAATTTCTTCACTCATACTAATAAGACTCTTTCCTAGATCGTCGTAAGGAAGACCGCCATTGGCCACGTGTCTTTGCATTGCGCGAGCACCTGCTAAGTGAATAAACGGATATTTGAATCTTTCACCGTCTGCATTTTCAACAAACAAGCCGGAAATGTTCCGTGTTCGAGCTCCAGGCTGTGTATCATCCATAACTGCTTGACTATGCTTGATGATTAATCTAGTGTCCATTAATTTTTGGTAGCTCATAGTCTTGCTACCGTACATTGCGCTTTCACTCATAACGCCTTCTCCAACAGGTTTTTGTATTGTGTTCATATCAGGTTTCTTTGGTTGAGAGTTTTGACTTAGGAATGCATAATCTCGTTTGTCAAGATTGTCTTTGGCAATATCTCTTGTGTCAAAACTCAATAGTCTGCGTTTAGCAAACTGTCGTAATTCTTTTAGGAATCCGTACCACCCAGTCTTTTGACCAGAGTCCATTCCTTCGGCGATGCCGCTGCTGAAATACACTTTCATGGAATTAGGTTCAGCTAAACTAATGCTGACATGTCCTAGCGGTTTTTCACCTTCCATGTAATCAAAGTCGAAAAATCTTGCCTGTTCTGGGTTAATGGTAATTTGCCCAGTTTCTGCTCCTAATTTTAGGCCAGAAAATCGGCTACGTACTTTGTAGAATAAATCAGTGGCTATATTATTTCTTGCATCCATAGTTATATTTATCAATATCCAGTGCTGACGAAGATCGGCATAGGCATAGCGTCTTCGGTGATTCTTTCTGACATTTTTTCGTAGATTTGAGGATCCCAGTCGCTGAGCACGTTGGCCATGCGCATGATCAGCAGCGTAGCACTAACTAGATCGTCGTGTTCGCCGGTTTTAGCGCCGAACCCCACTCCGTGGGCAACAAATGTTTTAAGTTCTGAAATCAGTGGTTTAGACTTCAACACCATTTTTTGCGTTTCTAACATATGTTTTAACTGGCTACAAGAAGTGATCTTTGTGCGATGTGTGGTATTAAATCCCTTACGGAATTTGCGAACATGTCCTTTACGCATAGGTTCGCTAAGAAAAAGTCCGTGAAAATTTTCTTCGCCTAAATCGTTTATCACAATTAAAGCAGCTTCACCTAATGTGTTATTTTCTACTGAATAATATATCTGCGGATTTCCGCCTTTTTCCTCTGCTCGCTCGTGTATGTACCTAAGTATCTCTCTCATGTGCTTAACTTGACTTTGTATAGGTGTTAGATTATGTCGCCACTCTGCAACCTGTTCCATGCTAGGCATTTCAAACACTTGGATAGCACCGTAGTCTCCACCAGTTCCTAGTGAAGGATCAAGTGCTACTAGATATGTGGCTTTGGGATCAACATCTTTATACCAACGTGTCTGCCCCATGGTCATTATTGGCTCAATACCTTTCATTTCTGCGAGTCGTACTGCGTTGATTAGGGTTTCATCGAAGATCAAGAACTCGCAGTCAAATTCTCTACGGAATCGTTCTTCGCCAATTTTGCTTCTTTCGGTCTTGGCCCATTCCTCGTCTCGATCTGGATGTTCGGCCCAGTGTGCAAAGAACGAAGCAAATCCGTTTTGACCCAATGCCGACTCATTACCGTACTCATCAAACTTTTTGTTTGCTTCGGTCCAGATAAGAGCAAACTGATCTTCATCTGAGTTTGGTGTTGATGTAATAATACATTTACCACCTGTAGATAATGTTGGACTTAACGCAGTCCAGAACTCTTTGGCTTTCTCTGGAGGTTGTACAAATGCAAACTCATCGCAATAGATCAATGAAAGAGATTTACCACGACCAGTATTTTCTGTAGTTGTTACTGCTTGAATACGTGCGCCGTTATCGTATTCAATGGTATTTCTATTGTACGAGTAAACGCCT